ATCCTGTTATTTCATTTGCTGTCCCCGCTTGCATCTTTATAACATCTCCTGCTTCTAAATTCAAGGTGTCAGTTATCATATTTGTCATACTTTTATTAAGCTGCGCATGCCCTACTTCTACATCACTGCCTCCAGCTTTTTTTAAAAATAGATCAGCATCTACGTTTGATACATCTTGATGACTGGCTTGTACTGTTTTTACAATTGCTACAGCTGATGTAGATATAGTTAATACTGTAGTTAAGTTAGTAGTAGTTAAATCAAATACTGCACTTTTATATTGTATGGTCATGATAAAAAGTAATTAAACGTATCTAGTTCGTTTTTCAAGTCTTGTTGAAAAGAAAAATTAAGTTGTTGTTTCATTGTATTTAAAGACTCCATAATCTGTCTTTGATTATCTACATCGTAATCTTCTTTTGGTTCAGGTATGTAATTAGTAATCTTGGCCATTATCTACCACCATAGTTTCTTTCGTTAGCTGTACCTTTACCAGAAACTCCACCTGATTGTCTTTCAAATGCCATACCTGGTCCACTAAATGTAGATCTACCAATTGATCCTAAACTCTCTCCTCTATCAGATCTATCTTGTATTTCTGCTCGTTGTAAGTTTCTTAACTCGGCTACTCTTGATCTACTAATATCTGTCTGCGGTGCTTTTCTTCCTACTATATTTTCTATTCTTTTTTGCATAGCTCTTGCTAAACCATAATTAGTTGGTTGACCAAATTTACCACCTGTAATCATATTTAAAAAACCACCGGATATAGGGTTATAGCCTTTCATAATACCTGAGGCTATTGAACCAGTGCTTGTTAGTCCTTCTGGGCTATAAAAATTTCTTATACCTATTGCTCTAGGATCTTGTTGCGGTAAAAGATTTCTTAATAAATTTTTGCTTAAAGATTTATCTCCAACAAACGGAATATATTGCAGAAGCTTTGCAATACCTGATGGTTCTTGTCCAGGTAAGTATTGTACTTGTTCAGCATCTTCATCTTGATCTTCATATGCTGAAGATAAAAACTCAAAAGGTTGTGCCTCTGATATAATACCTAAATTTTGTAAAGGTTCCTGTTGCATGATGCCTGTTGCTTGTTGAGGCACACCAAAATCCATTCGGTTCATGTTTCCAAATTGTCTTGCTACAAGGTTATACATTGGATCTATATTAGGACCTGTATATGCAGGTTGTTCATATAATCCTTCATATATAAAACGAGGGTCATTTTGTTGTCTATAAGATTCTAATATGTCGTATAATCCATTCATTATCTTCGTCCGTCTGGTTGTGCATCTAATCTAAGTGTGCCATATCTCCATGACTCACCTACTGCTGTGTTGGCTATTTGTACAGAAACTAATCTGCCTCTAGCTCTTGTATCTACTTTATCAGTAGAAGTAGTTATTGTAAAGGGCCCAAGTGGTGAGCTGACAGCGACATCATCTGGGTAGCTACTTACAAATAAAGTTACTTGAGCATTACCTGTTTGGTATTTAAAGTCAGGTATAAATCTTCTAACAGACATAAAATATTCTCCATCACCTCTATAGTCAGCAACCCCTGTTGCCTGACCCAAGGCGCTCTTACGTGAGGTAATGTCCCAATCTCCAGACCTAATAAATGCATCAATAGAAGTTGTGCCTGAGCTGTTGACTTGATCAGTACCTGTTTCATGAGCATAGTACATACTAGCCCCATATAAATTTGTTATACCTAATATATCTGGAAATACAGGTGTTCCATTTTTATTATATTCTGTTGCATATGGAGCATTAAAAACACCTTGATCTATGTATGTAGTTCTAGCTAATGATGAAGTTGTCCAAACATTCTCTGAGTAATTATACGTGACACATCTATCAACTTGATCAGCTCCATTTTTTGGATAAAACCAATTTATCTCTGTATACAAAGAATTAGGTGAAGAATACACAGTATCTCTTGCATTTAAGTTAATACCTAAATTATCTCCATCTGTACTAAATACAAAATCTTCTACAAGTGATGGTAATGATTTAACAGTACCATCATAAGCAAAAAAACCACCTTCGGCTGACATCCACCATACAGCACCGTTTGCATAAGACATAGCGTGTTGGCCAATACATCCACAGTTAGTACCAACTTGTCTAACAGAAAAAGTAAATGGCGGACCAACAAATTGAATTACATAAGCTGCAAGATCAGTTGCTACAAAAATATAATCTTTACCTTGTATAGCTGCTCTAATCTCATTACCGGTATCTAGTCTAAACGTACCAGCTGTGTTAGTCGCTGTTGGTGCATATGTATTTAAATCTTCTTGGTTTGAAAATCTTACAAACATAGGGTCTTGTGTTGCAGCATTACCAATAGTTGTTTCTGTACCTAAATGAAATAAGTGTCTATCTCTATCTGATACAATAGAAATTCTTGTAGCCGTTGGATTGTTTGTTGTGTTAAAATTAGTTGTTGACTGTGAAGCTCTTATACCTCTAGGTCCTGATGCTCCAGCGTCCCAAGTAAAAGTTTTACCATTAAATATAGTTGCAACAAGAACTTCACCAAAGTTATCTAGGCTCCAGTTTCCTGCATCTAGAATTACGTTACTTACTGTTCGTTCCGTTCCCCAAGTAGAATCTCCCCATATATAAGTTCCCCAACCATAACCTGCAGTTTGAAACGTTGGTCCTACTTCAACGTAAGGATTAACAGTTGCTGCACCCGCTGCAGTCATACCTGTTCCTCCTTCTGCTCTTGAAGCTTGAACTGTAAACTTGTCTATATCTGGAACAGTTAATATTTCATAAACTTGTTGTAATTCAGCTGGTGTGTAATCTGATGCACCTGTAACAGTTACGCCTGACAAAGTCACATATCTTCCAACCTTTAAACCGTGAGATCCTTTATTTATAGTTACAGTATTTGAACCATTAACAGTTGTTATAGTACATCCTGTGATAGCTGTATCTAATGGTGTAATATCAAAAAAATCATTACCGTAGTATAAAAACAAACCTTGTGATGTACCAATAGCTGAATATTTTTCTCCAGCGAAAGAAGTAAAAGCATGTTGTCTTCTAGCTGCTCCAGGTAATGTTTTAGATGCAGCTGTAAGTTGATTCCAACCACCTATCTTTTCAGGTAGTCCATATCTAAATCTAACAAAATCACCATCTGTCCATTGCCCCTCGGCACCAGATTCTGTATCTTGTTTGTTAAAACCAGGCTTGAAATTTAATTTTTGTAGCATATAATAGCTTATATATCAGTTTTATAAAGAATGAAAGTAACATAAAATATGAGCTATGACCACAAAATATCTGATCTAAAGTATAGAATTAATGGCTTAGTTCCTAAAGATGTATGTAAGAAAATAATAAATATTTTTGAAAAACATCCAAAAAAATTTGATCAAGGATATGGATTTGAGTCTAGTCTAAAATTTAAAACACTTAAAATAGAAGAAGATAATTTTGAATGTTTAAATTTATCTCTTATAAAAAACCCCACTGAAGAAATAACATTAGCATTAAACGAAGCTAAAAAATACATAGCTATAATGATAGCCAACTATGTTCTTCATATTAAAACTAAAAAAATATGTCCTGATTTTAATGATATATTAATTAAATCTAGCTATAATATAAGAATTTTAAAATATAATGTTGGTTCATTTATTAATGACCATTCAGATGTAGGTGAAAATATAAGAGCTTCCTGTACTTTAAATTTAAATGAAGAATATGAAGGAGGAGAGTTTAGATTTTTTGATGGTCAAATAAAAGAGTCTTTTAAAACAGGTGATGCAATGATTTTCCCTGCTGAACCTATATGGGTTCATGGAACAGAGCCTATAACTAAAGGCACTAGATATTGTATAAATTGTTTTTTAGAAAGATGATAACAAAAATTAACACTAACATACCTAAAAATACTAATGAAAGTATACTTAATACTTTGTTTAAATCAAAAGGTTGGTATTTTGGATATGATAAAAACAATCACATTGATAAAAATAAAAAAGATGCAGGTTTTATAACAGTCACCTATAATGAAAAAGGAGATTATTATATTGATGATACTTTAAATACATATGCTCAAGTTATTTTTGATGTAATAGAAAGTAATTCTTTTATGAAATTTAAAAAGATAAATAGAATTTATTGGAACTGGTATCACCCCGGAAGCATAATGCAGTTTCACATAGATACTCAAGGTGATAATAAATTTTCAATTATATACAATCTACATAATAATGATGGTGGCACAGAGTTTAAAATAGATGATCAAATAACTTTTCACAAATCAATAGAATCAGAAGCAATTCTGTTTCCAAGTAAACTATATCATAGAGGTGTAGCACCTATAATTAATCCTAACAGGTTTTCACTAAATATAATGTTAGAAATATAATGAAGGAGAAAAAATGTTATTTCAAAATATAGAATATTATGAAACAGATAATTTTCAATATTTATTAATTCATAAAAATGGATCTAGTAGTGTACGTGAGTGTATTAAACATTTAAACCCCACTGTTACAAAAAAAACTAATTTTGAAAAAGTAAGGTGGACGGTAATAAGAGAACCTTACCGTAGATTTATTTCTGGACTTAAATACGATTTAAAAATACAAGGCCTAGAACTTGAAGAGGTTGGTTATAACTCTCTACATAATTTAAAGATTAATAATTTTTCAATGAATCATGGAAATATTAATCACAGCACGTCACAGGTTCCATATTTAATAAATACTAATATTAATTGGTATGTAGAACTAAAAGACCTTTCTATATTTTTAAAAATGCATTTTGATAAAGTTGAACATGTTAATGTAAATAAAGAGAAAGAAGAAGAAAAGATAGATTTAGATCTTGACCCAGAAGAAGTTCGTAAATATTTAGAAGTAGACTATTATGTATATAATGAAATATTAAACTCACATCATTTATGGAAATGGCAAAACGGAAAAATATTTTAATATAATGATATATCAAAAAAATAATTTTAAAGCAGACATGTTAGACCCTAACTATGGAAATTTTCCAGCAATGATGGCATGGGAAAAACCTTATATGGAAAAATGTGTAGAAGTTTTAAAACCACATGGTGATGTTTTAGAAATAGGTTTTGGAATGGCTTACTCTGCTACAGCTATAAATAAATATAGACTAAGATCCTATACCGTCATGGAAAAAGATGAAGGAGTTATTAAAAAATTTCATAAATGGAAAGTTAAACAAAGAAATAAAAAAATAAATGTTATAAAAGGATTATGGCAACTACGATTACCTTTTATAAATAAAAAATTTGACTGTATATTTTTTGATGATTCACCAAGTGGTGAGCTACAACAGTCGCTTACTCCAGGAAAAAGAAATTTATTATTTTTAAAATT